TATATAAAATGTAGGGTATAACCATACACGGGGAGGGGGGATATTATGAAAGTTATATAATAAATAAGGCAGGACGCCACCACATCATACAATAAATACCATAAAATAATAATCATCATATCGCGTCATACAATTGATTATCTATAAAAATGATTTAAGATAAAAAAACAATTTAAAACTAAAATAAATATATAAAACTAATTATATATAGAATGACTAATTATTCAAAAACAAAAATTTATAAAATAGAATCTCATTTAGGAGATAAAATATATGTCGGGTCTACGGCTAAACAATATTTATCTCAAAGATTTCAAGGACATAAAAACGCCTACAAAAGATGGAAAGAAAATAAAGATAATAGAACTATGACTTCATTTATATTATTTGATGAATACGGAATTGAAAACTGTCAAATAGTTTTAATTGAAGAATTTTCATGTTGTTCTAAAGATGCTAAAAACGCGAGAGAGGGGTACTTTATAAAAACGTTAGAATGTGTAAATAAACATATTACAGGAAGAACTAAAAAAGAATCACTTATAGCCTACCAAGAATCAGAAAAGGGAAAAGAATCACGTAAAATATACCTTGAATCAGATAAAGGAAAAGAAGCACAGAAAAAATACCTTGAATCAGATAAAGGAAAAGAAGCACTGAAAGAAGCACAGAAAAAATACCGTCAACGGAAGAAAGCAGAAAAGGCGGATAAACTAGAACAACAAAAACAAAGCGAACCAATAACAGTTTAACTATTTTTTATTTATTTTTATTTATTTTTATTTAAAGAAATAAATATATAGTATAGTATATATTATCAAATGGAAATCACTATTGACACAACAATTAAAACCTCTATTTTTGAAATTAAAGATTTTGAAGAAGACATAAGCACCGAAACCCTAAACAAACTTATAAATTCAGATCTCCTAAACACTGTTAAATGGACCAGTGGAAATATTACTTTTGAAAACGAAAAACAACAATTACAGATGCTTAATAAACAAATAAAAAACAATAAACTAAAAGTATCATATAAAAGGCCTAAATATGGACTAGGAAGAGTTTACCCTCATAAATCATTATCATTATGCAGTCTGAGGCGCGAAATACGCCACACACTAGCAAGCGGGAATTATGTTGATATAGATGTATCAAATGCACATCCGGAAATTCTCAACCAGTTATGCAAACATAATAATATCAAAACAAAATATTTAAGTCATTATGTAAATAATAGGGATGAAATTTTAATAGAAACAATGAAAATATATAAATGTACCCGCGACGAGGCGAAGAAACTATATATATCTTTGATGTATTATGGATCGTTTGATAGTTGGGAATCGAGTGAAAACAAAGAACCGACAGATTTTATTTATAACTTTGTTAATGAACTTAAAATTTTAAGCGAAAAATTCATAAATGTTAATCCTGATATTGTTAAAATTGTTAAAGCACTACAGAAGAAGAATTTAAAAGGATCAGTTATGAGCATTATACTACAAGAGAAAGAGCGAATAATTTTAGAGTGCGTGTATTCATATTTAATTGATAAAAAAATAATTGATAAAAATGATTGCGTCTTGTGCTTCGATGGTATCATGATAAAACAAAACAAATATAATTTAAATTTACTAGATGAATTATCTGAAGCTGTTTTGAAAGAATTAAAATTCAAACTAATATTTACAGAAAAAGAAATGAACCAACACTATATTGAAGAACTAAAGGCGGTTATTTATGAAAAACAAACCATTCATACAGATCCAACATATTTAGAACTAAAAAATAAATTTGAGAGCAACTGTTTTAGACTTGAAAACCCGTTTAATTTTGTTTATTTAGATTGTGATAAGAATATACAACTATTCAATAATGAAAAATTAAAAAACTGGGCAATGAAAGATTACGGAGTTAAAATACAGGATCCAGATAATGAAAAAATAGTAAAATATTTTATTGATGTATGGCTAACGGACCAAAACCAGAAGACCTATAATAAAATAGTATTTGATCCATCTTTTAAAAGTATTAATTGTTTTAATTATTTCAACGGATTCAAATATTCAGAAGGGGAATCAGCACTATTAAATAACCCGTTTCTTAACCTATTAAAAAGACTATGTAATGATCAGAAAACATATGATTATTTTGTAGATTGGATAGCTCATATTATTCAAAGACCATTTAAAAAAACAAATATAGCGGTTATATTATATTCAAATGTTAAAGGAGTAGGTAAAAATTGTATTGTTGATGGTATAACAAAATTATTAAAAGGATATTCAGCACACGTTGAAACAATTGAAGATATTACTAAGAATTTTAATTCTCACCTTGTCAATAAATTATTTATTTATGGCGATGAAATAAAAGCCTCAACAAAATGTATAAGTGATAAATTAAAACAAGTCATCACGCGCCCCACTCAAAACATGGAAAAGAAAGGAAAAGACGCATTTGAGATAGAAGACTATACTAACTGGTTATTTACAACCAACAACAGGGACGCTTTTAAAGTAGAACAAGGCGATCGGCGGCTGTTTTTTGTTGAATGTATTAGTGAGAAGTTAAATAAAGAACTATCAACAGAATATTATAAATATATTGAAGATGAAGATGAAATGACTAAACTATTTAATTTTTTTAAGAATCACGACATAACTTACAACATAGGAACAGAACCACCGCCATCTTCTAGAATGAAAAACGAACTAGAATATGAAACCAAGCAGGCCTATATTCAGATGTTATATAAGCAACCGCGGGATATAATAAATAATAGATTTACATCACAGAAACTTTATGAGAAATCAAAAGCATTCGCAACAAGTAATTATTTAAATCATTCTTACAGTATTACAGAGTTCGGGACTGAAATGAGTAAAATATTAAAACAATTCAAGAAGAGAACCGGAACGGGGTATATATATACCATTGATGTAAATATAAATGAATTCAGTAAATTGTTATTTGAATACGACAATGATTATTATAGATATATTAATAATATTGAAGATGACGAGATACCCAGTTTTACAGGTATAGAAGAACCAAATAGCAATCTAGATTGAAATTCATGTATATCTACCCTCATTATTTTTAACTATATTATATTTCTTTATTGTATCGTCTCTCGGGCTTCTGCCTTTTGTATTTAAATTATATATGATGTCGCGCCTTCTTTTATTAAATATAATCTCGTCGGGCTTGTTCTTTCTATATGCTTCAAGTTGGTTTAAAAGCTCTTTTGTGTATAAATTACACTCAATTAATTTCTTTTTTGTATCCTTACAACTGTCCTCATGCTGTTCAGTTGTAAAAACTTTATTATAATTTAATTGTGCCGTCTTTTGTGAATGTCTCATTAGTCGGCTTAATTTATCCCGGTCATTATAATGTGGGTGTGTTTCATAATACCAGGTAATATAACTACTTCTCATAATATCAATAGTAATCCCCGGCGTATTAGTAATATCCCTAAGCCATCGCAATAAAGTTGAATCTGTGATTGGTTGGTTATTAATTTCAAATAAATAATTTCTAGGATAATTGGAATAACTTTCAATTATCGCCCGCTTTGCTTCTCCCTCTACATCTATAAAAGATAAATTTTTATTCATATTATAGACCTTATAATTAGAAGCCTTATCTTTATTAATAATATATTGAACTTTAGAAGATCCCCGCCTATTGATATAAACATAGTTATGCTGTTTATCGTTATCTTTTTTATTTCGTAACATTAAAGCAGATGTATAAAAACTTGTTCTTAATGGTGGTTGATATGTTAGAAGTGTTAATAATAGTATTTTTAAATGTTGGGTTATTGTAATATTTGCTTCTTGATTTAGATTATTAAGGGTATTTATAAAAAATTGATGAGGTCGCCAGTTCTCTTGTTCTTTCAAGTCTAGTCCGTTCTGTCCTTCGTCTTCTCCTCTTTTTATTTGTAATTCGTGAGCTTGTTCTGAAAACCATTTCGCCTGTTTTGGTTTTTTTAAAATATTTAGTTTTCTTGCAACTGAAAATAAATAGTTTTCTTTGGTAGAAATGGCCCATTTTGGATTATCCATAATATATTTAAATAATAATCTTGGCGTGATGGTCTCAATATAATTATCTTTGTTAATATCGAGTTGTAATTCGTTCTTTAAATATGTATAAATTGCACTGTATCTCTGTTGATGTGCTGTAGTCCATATAAACTCTTTTTTCATTCCGTTCTATATAATTAAGATTTCGATATTATTTAAATAACCTTTAAAATAAATTTCTCATTTAATGTATATATATAATGAAACTTTGTTTAACGTGCCCTAACAAGGTGAAAAACTCATATAACTACTGCTATGAGTGCAATAAAAACAATGATAATACAGATATTTCAGTATCAAGCGAAACCGTTTATAAAAAAGAAACAATACCGAAAACCGTGCGGAACTGTGTATGGTTAAATTACTTTGGAAATCAACGGGAGGGCTTATGTAAATGCTGTTTACGCGAGAGAGTCTCGGTTATGAACTTTCATTGTGGTCATATCATATCAGAAAGGAACGGGGGAACAACAACATTAGATAATTTAAAGCCGATCTGTATGTTGTGCAATACCTCAATGTCAAGACAAGACATGAATGAATTTATTAAAAAATATAATCTTCATTGGGGTTTAAATAATGAAAATAACTAAAAATATTATCTAATTGTAATATATAAGATGGATTTAATTATAAACAATGAAGGAACAATAGTTACACGGGAAAATATTGATAGAAAATTAGACTTTTACGCGTCTATATTAACGCTTTTAATTACAATAAAAAAAAAGTTTGATGAAGATGATAAAATGGATATATCCCAAGATTCAGATATAGAGAGTTTAATGAGTATCAGTGATGATGAAGAATAAAATAATTATCTAATGGTTATTATATGGATAAATTACGAATATTAAATAAAGTTAGTGATATAAAAGAAGTTCAGAGAAAAGCCCAAGAACTAAATTTAAATGAGGTTCTCCCGTCGTCAAGAACAAATAAAAAATATATGATATATGATGGTTATAAAATGGTTCATTTTGGAGATATTAATTATGAAGATTATACTAAACATAAAGACGATAAACGACGAATAAATTTTAAAGTTAGAAATAGAAGATTTATAAATAGGCCTGTATATTCTCCCTCATTTCTTTCTTATTTTCTTTTGTGGTGATGCTTGTTTTAATTTGATATAATGATCAACTTGATAATTATATTAAACATTTAAATTATGCGGGTTTTGGAAATCGTCAATGGCTGGCAGTTGGATTTCTGAAGCTGGAAACCCCCTATCTATTTTAAATTTATCTTCCTCTACCTCTTTCGCAATATCTCTTTTAATTTTCAAACAAAAACAATCTATATCGGTACATTTTGAATCATAACAAAGTTTAAGAACTAAACCAATTAACGCGGATAAGGTAGCAACAACAAACACATAAAAAGTCTCAGATAGCATATTATATAGATTAGATTAAAAATTAAATTTTAATGGCTTTATTTGTCTTTTAAATTTTACTTCTGGTTCTATTGTATTATCACCTGATCCAGTAATAACAACTTCACGGGGTACGATCTTTACTGGATTGTAAAGATGATTTTGTTTAATTTTCTCTGCGATTGATCTGTAAAATTTAGGCATATATATTATACATTAGATATTTTTTTTAAATAATTTATACATTATTCTCAAGTTTTAATAATCTCTCTTCTAGTGCTGCAATTTTATCATCATACATAGTTTTCATTTCTTGTATCGCTTTTATAATTTGAGGTGTAAAT